CCCGGAACTTACAAAATTCCGGTCGCAGGCGATAGCAAAGCGCCTGCTCCTTGAGGAACCGCGAGGGTCTTCAAGGGGTCGAGGGGGCAGGTAATCCCAACGTGGGGTCATCCTGCGCTTCGTTGTGTACGCTACCTCTCGTTGCCTAAGAGAGATTGCGCACCCTCTGATGCCACCAGCAAGAAACGAGATCAACAACCCGGATGGGTTGTAATTCCTTCGTACTTGCGTCTTATAGGTCCAACAATATTCACCGAGGATATAAAACTCCCACTGTCGTGGGACCATAGGTGAGTACTGCACAAGACCACTTCGCAGTAGCTTATAACCATTCGCTAGTGCGAAGCTCAGCGGGACATGAAGTCCTGCCGAGTCGTCCTCATCGGGAGGTACAAATCTCCTAAGAGGCTGCCTGATTCCTTTGCAAAGGAGGGCAATAGTGCGTGGCAGGTAGATCTCAAACCTGGCGCACCAACGATTAAGACCGTTGATGATGGAAAACAAGTCCTGCTCAGTGCGGAGTTTTTTGCAATAAACCGCACGTACGTTGACTTCTTGGTAGAAGTCGGCGCCACAGGATTCTCGAAACGGACCCTCAACGAAGGTCTTGTCTTTATTCACCACAAACCCCAGGAGGTGTAACAACCTGAGAACAAGCCGCGAGGCCCTCGAATCCACGATGATATCATCACCGAAGACGCTAAAGCTGCGATCACTTGCTTTGCCAAACCGGTTAAATGGAATGGCTAAATAGGTGTAAACAGACTTAACTACCGCACAGAACAGAACAGTTTGCAACGGAAATGTAAATCCGTTGCCCATAGTGCTGATCATGTGCAGTGGCACAGCACCCTTGTTAGGGTGGATCGTCGTCGGACACCTAAGTGCACAGAGTAACTTGTACATCCCTCGCGGGAGGACAAGCTCGAGCATCGAAAGGCCCAACGAGTCAGACGCAGATTCCAAGTCGATGGTCGCAAAACGACCGTCGTAAGAACCAGCGCAGGCCATTTGCCTAGAGATATCCGGCTGTGCTTCGCTTTCGCGGATCCCAGTTCGGTCGTTTACACGACCACGAATATCAATCCCGTAGTAGCGCTTTAAACGCTCTTCGAGAAAACTCGCTACACCTTTCTGCATCCACATATTGATGCTAGGTTCGGTGCATATAGTTCTGGCAATTTTCGTCGTTTTATTGACGAAGCTAAGTTTACTTGACTCTACCACCACAGTACCGTGAACGTCGTCGCGGAACCTTTCGGCTTCCGACCAAACGTCTGTCATGGATGTGCAGCGTCGCCAAACAATGGCGAGATCTTCCGTACTAGCTGACAATGGACCCTCGAAGTACTTCGTATAGAAGTCGCAATCTCGTGCAGATAAACTTGCACCAGAACCTGAACCACCGCGCGAGAAGATCTCGCGGTAATCAGAGACGAGGGGACCATGTTCTGGGTCCGTTTTTGGGTACCAGAACTCGTAGAGGGCTTGTTGAAGGCCCCCCACTAATTCAGCGTCCACATCATGCTCGGGCCTATATACCCAGGTCCTACAGCGTTCGTTAACCGCGTCGAATTTCTCCAACGCGGCGCTGCAGGCTTCTGGGGAAGGTTCTGTCCCCTTCACAAATTTCTTCATGAAGTTATCCCTTAAAAGATAGCAAGCTACCTCATGAGGGGGAGCATGGACATCCCATAGTAGAGCTTGGGTGTCGATTTGGACCGAGAGATCGGCATGTAGAGCGCGAGAAAGAGCGTCAGCATTAACACGCATGACTTCTACTCACTCCCAATCTGCGCGGCGGCTAAATTTCGTATCGAAGATACGCTGATAATCGCGTACCGCTCGACGATAGTACCTCACGGATAGGTTTAACTTGCACGACAGCCTCTTGTACTCATCGGTATTGACCTGGTCGACTAGGACCCAATGACCTACGTCATAGTCCCACTCTTCCACGGCCAATGACTCAATGTGTAGGAGACGATCGTAAAAAGCCTCCATATCTTCAAGGTGCTTTAGCTGCTTAATCAACGAGCTCCTCAACGAACGGGTCATAGCACGGAAGCTTACTTTCGATGTCATAGACATATAGAACTCCTGCAAAGATAGTTAATATGTAGGGAAGGATTCCCTACAAGGGAGCTTAGCTACAGCACAAGTAAAGCTGTAGTAGTACGTCTAAGGCAGAACCCTAGAGGATACCGTTGACACACGTGTCGCCAAACCCAGCTGACTGCTGGGCCATCGCTCCACCATGGAACGAAAGACACGACCTAACAGAGGTCGGGTCTGCGACGTCTGCGCCTGCAGGCACTTCACAGTCCGTACGGGCAATCATCACCTGATACGGCTGCCCCGCGAGGGGCAAGACACCCTTTCGGGTGATCTGTGAGTACTTGTTTGGCGCCGTGGCGCGTGGGACGTTCGTAATCGGATTCAGCGGTCCAAGAACTTTGAGGATCGCTGGCCGAGTGAAGTTCGTCGTGAACGGGGCGGCAACGGAGTGTGTCACTACTCCGGTTTGGGTGCCGCCCAGTGCTGTTACCGCGTACTGCTTGCCCGGGTTTCCAGGAGGAGCAGTGTCGGCTGTAACGGTGAAGGTCGGGCTTGTAAGACCCGTCTGCGCCGCGCCCGTTACGGGACTTGTCAATGCAATCGTCAAGGAGAAATTCCTTCAAGGTTGTATGAACGGTTGCCATCGTTTTAAGATGGTTGAAGTCCCACATAGGAAGTGGTTCCCACTCAATCGGCAGAGCTGGCCCAGGGTTAGGAGAGTCTCCTAAGAAGAACTTCAGGAGTGTTGCGAAACATTTTTGAAGTTCCATCAGAAGACTCCTTAGCCTGTACCAAAGTCTGGCGCGTGAATAGGTCCACCCTTAATGGGTCCGTGTCCACCCTGCCTCCAGCCGAAAGGCCAAATGGGCGGGATCTGCGAACGAGCCACGGGGGAAGACCCCTCTATCTGTGCAACAAGAGCGGCTACATTACACCACTTTTGTGAACCGATACCTGGTACGCGAAACTGAAAACTCGCGTATGGGGGACTCGTTATGCGCGTCCTAGTAACTCCGGACGTGCGAGCTCTCTGGCGCTTGCCCTTGATGGTAACATCAACACCAAGGTGGTCTGGATCAACAACAGTATCCAGACCATAAGGCTCCGAATGGTCTACAACCGCACTGTTCTTTACAGTACGCACGAGCCACGCGAAGTTAGCCTCTGCAAGCCTATAAGAGTCAAGTGCTTCCTGCACGTTAAGGAAGTAATCAACAAGCCAAGACCATGGTATAGCTTCCCAGACAGCGGGGATGATGTCATAAAAACCGACACCAAACTCTTCTGCTATCTCACGGAAGCCAGGAGGTCTTGCCACTACCGCACCTGTGAATCGAACTGACTCCTCAAGGCGGACCAGCTCATCGACTAACCAGTAATTCCCCATGTCTGGGGGACTGCCAATCGAGAGCCTAGGGGTATACGCAAGCTGGGTTTCTATCTTCCCAGTACCACGTATCCTCTTGGTGTCGTGATCTCTATCACGCCCTTCTGAAAGGACGCGTAAGGCTTGTTGAGCGTCTTTGATGTCCTCGAACAGAGGACGCACACCAAAGGCATAAGCTAGCCAAAGCCCGCCGAGCAATCGCCCATAGCGAACTGGGTTTTTGCGGTAGACACCTTTAATTCTACCGACATCTCCCACAAACGACCAAGTACTCGAGTAGAGCGACTTGAGCGGATGTGCTAGCGTCTCCACGGTTTCACCGAACTCGGCAATGAAGTTTCCTCCACGCCAAGTGTTGCGTACGGTGAGATAGCTACCGAGGAGGTTCGTGGCAGCCTTGTTATAGGCAAGAGGAGAAGGAGTGAGCGTAGGTGTCGGCAAGTTCAACAACGATTGAGTGTTGTGTCCCTGCCACGCGCCTCCCCATTCTTCCGGAATCCCCGCACTAGGCCGGCCCTGGTAAGAGCCAGTATAGATTTGAGGGAGGAAGGAAGTCCGGTAACCAGCCATGTCAGTCGTAGCGTCTTTCCCCATTGCTAGGAGTTGCCTCCAATTGGGGATATCGTCACTAAAGTTAACAAAGTTGATCTTGGATACTTCAACCAGGCCGGTAGTCGTGTGACCACCATCGCCGTCGTTGAATTTTCCTAAGCACCTGAGCCGGTAGGTCCTTTCATAGAACTTATCGTGCTTACTCAAGTGTACCTCCTCAGTGGTTGTAAAGGAGTTACCCTTCACGGGCACCCAGCGAAGCTGGG